TGCTAGTGTGTTAGACACGTTTCCAGCAATTGTTGGGTGAGCAGTGCTAAATAGTGCTGCGCCGTCACCTGAAGTGAATGCACCGAATCCACTATTAAATGGAACCGCACCTTTAACTTGTTTAGTTTGAGCCATAGATCTTGCTAAAGCTTTTGTATATCTAGAAGCTAGTCTGTCATACAAGTTATCCTCAATTGCTTCCTCAGTGATAGCAAAAGCGAGAGCAATTGTCTCGTTAGTGTATCTTGCTGTGAAAGTTTCTTGAGCATTGTCGTATACAACTCCGCCACCTTCTGGTTTTACTTGTGCTTGAGCGAATCCACTTAACATTACTTCTTCTTCAAAAGCTCTGTCAGATGACTCTGTAGTATAAATATCAGATGTCTGATTTTCATACTGTTTGTACTCCAGGCCGAATAAAGCATTCAAACCCGGTTCTAACTCTTTAACGAGTTGGTTTCGTGATATTGCCATGATTTATACTCCTGTTAGGTCATTGAAGAAAGACTGATTAACAATAACTCTCCATACAACGTTAGCTGCACTTAAGTCATTATTTTCAGGGTCTCTTGAAACGCCTATTACTTTTATTTGTTGTTCCGCATTTGCGTTTAACGTACTATCGTTTAACGTACATCTTGATACAAAGTTAGCTGTAGAACCTGCAGTGTAAGCTATATCTGCTGTATTACCTACATCCAGTTGAGCTGAAGCACCTGCGTTATTACTTCTTACTTCGTATTGTTGTAACGGACTATCGTTAACAAGTGCAACTATATCTGTAGCTGCATTACTAGCTAATAGATGATTTGCAAATGTTGGTTTGCTTGTATTGGCATCAGTAAAAAAAACACCGTTTAGTGAACCGAGAATATTCTCAGTTCCTGCTACACCTACTGTAACAAATCCAGTTGCTGCTTGTACTATCAAATCTTGAAAGAACATTGCATCTGAACTAGCTGCTACAGGGTATTCGCCTAGACCCATGCTTTCATAACCATTACCATAAGCTCTTATAGGTTTCAATCCGAAACCTGTTGCGCTTGAGTTTGCCATAGTTATTTTCTCCTTGTGAACCTGCCTCGTGAAAGGCCTCCAGTTCGATTAATTTATCCGTTGGGTCGAAGCGTTAAAATTTTTAACTTTTCTTGCCACCGAAGGTTGTACGAGATTGTCTATCGATATCGATAGGCATTCCCCTATGCTGTTCCTTCATAAGATCGTTATCTATTGCATTGATCTGATCACCCGCTTCTTTAGCGTAGTAAGCTTCTCTCTGTTTTGCGATCTCTTCCGGTACCCTTGTCAGCACAAGGCCTCCGTGCCCGATAACCCCTGCGTATTTGCCGTCCATGATTGCTGGAAAGTCATCATCTGGATATTCATCAGATCTTACAAGTTCATAACCAGACCTTAAGCGTCCTTGTATGTTCTTAGTATCTTGAAATCCCATGATTTCTATTCTGACCCATCTGTGTCTGAATCCTTCTGGCGCGTTGGGCGTATCTAAGTACGATGGTGGAGTCCAAGGTTTTACAGCAGCTTTGGGTTTAATCGTAGATGCTTGTGATACTACTTTTGTAGATTCACCTTTACTTTGGCTCGCACGAGTTGGTTTTTTATTTGTCATATGCCTATACCTCCTTCGTGATTATAAGTTGTTTCGCATACTCTTCTAGTGGCACACCTAGCTTTTTAGCTATTGTCACCTGTGTTGGTGTGAGTCTCACAGTTTTGCGACCGGTCTTTGAACTACGCGTTGCAGAGGCAACGTTTTGTGTAGGTTTACTAGTCTGTTGTTCTACCTTACCAAATTTATGAGGGAATTCAAGTCTTATTCTCTTGTCAACCTCAACATAATATTCGTCAGATTGAGGGTCCATACCCTCTTCCTCAGTAAGTTTTCTGTGTAAGTCA